GGCTCAGGTTCTGGCTCAGGTTCTGGCTCAGGTTCTGGCTCAGGTTCTGGCTCAGGTTCTGGCTCAGGTTCTGACTCAGGTTCTGGCTCTGGCTCAGGCTCAGGTTCTGGCTCAGGTTCTGGCTCAGGTTCTGGCTCAGGTTCTGGCTCAGGTTCTGATCTGTTACCATCATCGTCAATGCCAGCATCTTCACGGGCAGTGGAACCTTCGTTAATAAACTCAATACGGTCTAATAAACTATCTATCTGCTCGGGAGTTGCATTTGGATCACCAAGTAACCCATCCAACTGAAGCATTAGTATGTTTTCAGAGTAGTCCGCTACTCCACCATCTTCAGCTTCCGCCTCCGCTTCTGTTTTGCCAATAAATTCTGCTAAATCTTCTTGTGTCGGGGCGTACCCAATGTCAGTAAAATAGTCTAGTGCTTCATTACGAGTGGTGTACTGTGCGTCAAAGTCTGAACGAAGTTGCCTTAGCACGGTATTTGCTTGACCAGATTCAGTTTGACGCACGTATTCGGCAGCTTGTTCTTCGGTTAACGTCAAACCTTCACGGGCTGCGGCATCTATAACTTCTTGCGCGTCGATGTAGCTGCGGTCTACTAAATCAGCAACGCTTGCGTCTAAACGGTCTTCAGCACGATTGCCAGTAAACTGAAGTATGTCGGCTTCAGTAGGCTCATAGTCTGGGTTTTCAGCTTGAAATGCGTCTCTGGATTCGGTGTATGTAGTGTAGTCGGCATCAAACGCATCATTTAGCAGGCTAGTCTGTAAGCCGCCATATTCATCACTGGTTATGCCAAACTCTGCTAGGGCCGCTCTAGCCTCTGCATCGTTAATTAGCCCGTTTTTAGCGCCTTCTATTGTGGCATTTACACCCGCATGAGTAGAACGTATAGCTCCAGCTAAGGCATCCTGTGCGCTATCAATACCCAATACGGCTGCTGTGACTCCGCTACCACCAACAAGACCTCCCATACCTGAAGAAGCTATTGCAGCGCCCCAATCGCGGTTTGGGTCTACCGAGGTTAAAAAAGCCTCTAATTGTGTGGCAGTTAACGCTTCTTCTACATATTCAAAAAGACCCTCTGTACCTATAGTTTTTGCGGCTTGCAGCCCTGCAACGAGAGAGTCTCCAGCATCAATACGATCACCTAACTCTTTTACCGCTTCTGCTACTTTTGGATCTAAGGTACCCTTTCTGCCACCCAATAAAAACTTATCTAATGCTTCGCCGCCCATACCGTAGGAAATAAGCGACAGCACAGCAGCGGTGCTACCATTAAGCATTGCAGCGTTATGGGCAAACTCGTGAATCTCATCCATTTGCCCTGCAAACAGCCCATTTTTATTAAGTAAGTTGCCGACAGGTATGCCAGCAGCTTCCATAAGAGCTACTGTAGCTTGGTTGTTTTCTTGTAATTGCTTTAACTTTGCATCAAATGCTTCGTCATAAGCCCCGTCAGCACTACCACCAAAAGCCTCACTAGCATCAGTGGCGGCAGCGGCGGACATACCCGACCTTATACCTATTTGATTTGCCGCGACCTTGGCAGAAGTAGATACAGCGCCCTTACCTGCAACTTTTGCTGCGGCTAATGTGGCACCCTTTGCTATTGCCCCTACACCGCCACCCACGAGTAAAGGACCAACTTCTTGAAAAAATTCTACCCCCGCAATCTCAGCCAACATGATAGTTGGATCATCAACAAATGCGTCTGCCCATGCTTGAGTGGTATTCCAGAACCCCTCTGCCTCTTGTATCGTGCCCCACATTTCTTCAACACGATCTTGATACCCTTCGGTATTTGCAGAGTCACCAAGTTCAAGAAGTTTGTTTACCTCTTGCCCAAATTTTAAGTCATCAGGACGTGCCCCAAACAGGTAAGTAAGCCCTAACATGGCTTTGGTAAAGCCCGCACCCGCACGAATCATATTTGCAGTAGTGTTAACTACGCCTGCTTCTAAATCAGCAGCCAGCTTACGAGCTTTTGTTTCGTCCATGCCGGAAGCAAGCATGGCAGGTAGGATGTTTTCAGATACATTATTAGCTGCTTCTACAGCATCTTGTGCTATTTCATAGACACTAATACCGTTAGTAGCACTTCCTGCACCGTTTTCTTTGACGTACTCAACGCTTTCTTTATTGCCTGTAACAGAGTCGGTGCGGCCTAGCTTGTCTGTGTACGCTTCTGGGTCACTATTACGTAGTTGTGCAAGCTCATTAAGATCTAACGCAGATACAGCATCTACAAGCCTACCAGTAAGCTCCACACCAGACTCTTCTAATAGCCTTAGATGACTGTAGCCTTCACCACGTAACTCTACATAAGCGTTCATAGCGTCTAAGCGGAAGTCTGCGGGAGCAGAACTACCTCCGCTAGCACGATCTTCTTCGTACATAGCATTAGCTATTTGGTCTATTGCTTGCCCTAATAATTGTCCCTTTACAGAGGCATCAAGATCACCAGAAATTGCGTCATTTAAGCTATATTTTTGAGTGCTTCCATCTGGCGCTGTGTACTGTATTGTGGGCGTTTGGCTTGCAGCACTTGCTAAAATAGACTCTAAATCTACATTAGGGTCATTAAGAGCATCTATATTTGTTACAGTGGTAGTAGATGTAGAAGGAGGAGCACCACCAAAAGATACGTCTTTAATATCATCTAGGCTAAATAAAGACCCTACCCAACCTTCGCCGTATCGCTCTGTCATAAATTTGTTAGCTGCAGAACCTTCAGGTATAGCGGCTAAAACATCGTCTATAGTGGCAAAAGTTAGTTTTCTTTGTTCTGGATTAGCTAAAAAATCCCATAGGTTAGGTTGATCTGCAAAATTAACTCGTACTGATTGATTTGGCCCTATAAGAAAAGTTTTAGTATCTTCATCAAATACTGCGCGTCCTCTCTCAAGTCTCCAATCGGACACTTCGTTTGGCCCTTTTGGGCCTTGTCCTACTAAGGCGTTAAACTCTTCTTCGGCAAATTTTTGCGATGTAGCTGCCTGTTCTGGTGGCAGTTCTCTGGTATATGGAGCCTGTATTGCTTCAGCACCACCGATGTTATCAAACGCGCTGTTTGTTGCAGCAGCAGCAGCTATATCTTCTTGGCTTGGTGAGAACAAACCACCTAATGCTTCACCAGTGTCGCGTAGCACCTCGCCCATCTTCTCAAAGAAGTTATCTTTGTTTACACCTGCTATACCACCACCAGATAAGATGTACTGTCCCAACCCAGTAGCTAAGGCTTCGTCAAGCTCCATGCCTCGCGCTAGAGCCGTTTGGGTTCTGACTAAACCATTTACTAATAAGCCTTGGTCTACACCTGCTCTATCAAGAAGTTCTGGGGTAAGACCTACTTTATTAAGAGCAGTGGTGGTTAGATCTGGGCCAAAAGCTGCAAGCATACCCGCAGCAACATTACCAGTAACAGCACCAGAGCCTATTTGTGTGGTTGCGTATAGAACTCTTGCTGTGGTGTAAGCAGCGTTTGCCGCTTGTGCCGCTTGTGCTGTAGCCGCAGTAGCATTAGCTCCGGTGTTTGCAGCATTTGCTGTGTCAGCGGCTACTTTAGCATTACTCAACTTTTCAGCGGCAGTTCCACCAACAAAGGCTAATCCTGCATTTTTAAGTATATCCCTAAAGTCACCGCCAGATACAGCGGTTTGCCCTGCGGCTACTACCGCAGTGGCAGCAGCTTTTGATATGCCTAGTGCAGTTGATAGCATTCCCGGCACAAAATATGAAACAGCTACAGAAGCAATAATCTTTGCGAAGTCTCGAAAGCTGTTATTTTCAGCCTTAAACGTACGTATCTCACCAAAGCTAAACGGATCGTATATATAAGTAGAACCGTCACTGGTCTGGCGCATCGGAGTAACGTCGTATTTGCCATACAACGCTTGGATCATAGGGTCTTCATTAAACGCAGCCTGCAATGCGTCTTGGTATTTTAGCCCCCGAGTCATTTGCAAATACGTTATTTGCTCTGTAAGAATAGGCTCAACAAACGAATGAAATTTATTAAGTTGTGCGGCGGAAGAATCTGTGTATTTTGAAAGTTTTCCGCCAAATCGACTTAATTCTTGTGCTACAGGAGAAAAATCTACCCCGTAATACCCACCAAGGACTTTGGCTATCTGTTCAGGAGAATCAGCAATAGACAACACTGCATAGGCGCTCTGTGCTTCTTCTTCAACGCGGGCCTTTCCTTCTTTACCCTTGCCAAATATATCTAAGAGGTATTCAGGTGCGCCAGTAGCTTCAATATATCTATCAGGTTTTAAACCAAGGTCTTGTTGTACATATTCGCCTCTTCTTCCGGTAGGTTGAAAAAGATCTACACCTGCACGAGTAATGGCATTCCCAAACGATCTATCATAGTAAAGATCTACTGAATCGACGTTATAATACTGCCGTCCTTTAGAGTTAGTTCTAAAATAGTCTGCACCTTCAGCTAAATAACCACGAAAGAAGTCGGTAAATTCGCGTATTTGTTCGTCGGTATATATGAGGTTGCCATATTCATCAACCTGATCTCTACCTGCGCCGGTTCTACTCATTACGACACCTCCAGCAGGCTAGCAACAACGTGTAACCTGTTAGCAGTGGCGGCAGTAACTTTTAGTATCTCCGACTCCTCTACTACTAAAGGCGCAGTAAGAAGTTCTGTTGTGGCGTTTGCGCTTACAGCTTTTGTTTTGAACAAACTAAACACAGCACTATCTGCATCGGTAATGGTCACGGTGATAGTGTCTGCATTGCCAGAGTCCTCTGACACAAGAATAGACTTGACGATAGCCGTGGTAGCCGTAGGGCATGTATACAGCGTAGTAGCAGTGGTAGCGGTTAGATCTACCTTCGCATTTTTGTATGCGTTAGACATTAGCTAAAGAACCAGCCCTTAGCTTCAGCAGCAGGTGCAGTAGACGCATCGCGTATGCCTCGGTCTAGGTTGTTAAAATACAACCGTAGTGCGTTGTTTAGTTGGTTGAACTGTGCAGGATCGTACTCTTGCGGTGGTTCTGGCAGGACGGGGGCGACAAAACTTACATAGTAGCGCGTGCTATCAATTGCCATTACCTTCTCCCGTCAGGACGCATATCTATTCTTGGTGAGCCTAGCTGCCAAGTAACATCTTCACTGGTAGATCGTATCTCAAACGCCATCTGCCTACCACGAACTCTCGTGTATATTTGGTCTGTAAATACCTCTACAGGCGAAGAAGCTGTTCTAGTTACCGATGCGGTGTTTGACCCACCCTCAGACAGCGGCGAGTTATACCCCGACCCCGAAGACTGCAAGGGCAATAAAGACATCGTAACGCTGGGGCTTTCTGCGGTTGACCCATCGAATGACACATCAGGCACAACTCTGTATACAAACGCAAACTTATGCCCGTCATCTAGGTCAAACTGTGCTGAAGCTATAAACGCTTCTATGGCGCTAGAAACACCCGTCAAGTTGTCGTTGAGACCATCTTCGTGAGTTACTACATTTTTACTGTATGTAGCAGCCATAGGAAAATCTCGAATCGGTGAGTCCACCCACGCTGTTCTTGCCAAACTACCAAAATACCAAATGTCTTGGGCGTAGTTATAGATAACATACTTATCTATGGTGGTAGAAGAACTAGAGCAATAGAACCACCACACCTCATCAAAGCCTTCATTTAGCCCTGCAAACACCTGCAACTGCTGCTCTTTATTCAAGTCCCTAAATATGTACTTTTTCAGGCTGCAATTTAAAGTCTGAACCCGTCCATCGTACTTATAGAACTTGCCTTCGCCCATCCAGTACGTAACACCGTTGGCGTATACAGCAGACTTTCTGGATATAATTGACACGTTATCTGCTAATAGAGTAGACCCCCATACAATCGGCGCACCGACGTATTGGAGCGAATACAAAGCAGAGTCTGTCCATATCAACACCTCTTGCCTAGCTTGTAGGCCAGATACTATTTCAGAACCTTTTGATAGCCGTAAATCACCTGCTTGGTTGGTAGCAGAGGGTGTCCAGTTTATATGGCTTTCTTGGTCAGACCACCGTATTAACATTGGATCTTGCGACGCTGACCCTAGCGGATTTGCACCCAAACAAAACACAAATCGGTTTACATCAGAGACCAATACAAAATTTTGTATGGTAGGTGCATTAGAAGATCCAGATATAGCGGACAGTGCTACTGCTCTAGTTGTTAATCCATTAGTGTTGTCCCAGTAATAGACACTACCCCCATGAGGGCCAAACACTAGATCCTCACCAAAGTTACCTTCGCTATACGATCTAAATGCATCAGTAGAGGTGCCGCCTGTGCCCCATGTGCCTTGTCCCCATGTGCCTGCACCCCAACCAACCAAAGGTTGAGCTATCTCTAAACCCACGTTTATTTGGTATTTTGCTGTTACAGATCCGCCACCTGTAGCTGATGATGACGCTGCGCTGCTTGACTCTATGGTATATGTATTACCCGCAGAGTAAGTTATTTGGAACTCGCCGTTTAACGTCAATCCGCCCACCGCAGAAGCTCCACTAAACGTAACAAAATCACCGTTTATGTAGCCTCCGTTAGCATCTGTGACCGTCACCGTAGTAGACCCACTTACCGTTGTAAAAGGATTAGTAAGAGATACGCCAGAAGGTGTACGTTCAGGTGTTACATCAAAGTAGTCACCACCACGTTCTATGTAGTATTTTAAGTTAGTACCAACACCTAGTAATTTATTACCCTCAAGAGTTACCCAACCAAATAAAGACCTAGCTAGCCCAAGAAACGTACTGCCCGATACAGGTTGCCACCCGCCTATTTTTTCCGGCATACCGGCACGGAAGCGTACTTTATCGCAGTCGTACCAACCGCCTTCGCTAGTGTAGCGAGTATTCTCTCTATCTACTCCCGGCTTAAATACTAACTTCTTCAGAGTCATTATTTGTACTCGCCTGTGCGTATAAGATCAGTAACTTCCACTGCACGGTCACCCACCTGACTTGCCCACCTACTGTCCATAAACTCATCAGCAGCTACATCGTACTGCTTACGGGACATGGCTTCTAAGGCTTTGACAAACCCTCGTAATCTGGTCAGACCGAGGTTGAAACACAGGTTTATCATGGCATCTCGTCTAGGTTTTTTGAGATCTCTGTACCAATCGTAAGCGTTTTCTAACTCTTCGTCACAACGCTCTATGTCATTTAGCAGCAGGTATTCGATCTCATCGTCAGACAGGCCGATACCGCCATTTTCGTCAATGCAGCGACCGACACCAATCGTGGTCTTATCGGCTGTGCACTGATAAGCAAAAGACTTTACGCCTTCGTGCCGCTTCAGTGTCTCTATCAACTGACCCATAAAAGTTACCATCTATTTTTCTCGCGCTACCTGATTAACCTTCTCATATGAACGCATAGCGCCCAATCCGAGCATACCCATCATAACGGGCACAAGAAGCGTTGTATCTACTTCTGGTACATCTACCCAGATGCTAATTATGTTGGCAATGATGGTGTTATAGAGCAGGCCCAGCGCACAGATCCAACCGATG